CCAAAAGGAGAAGTAAGTGCTATCATTATTCGTCTCGACCAATACGGAAGACCTCCAACCTTACGGAAAGAGGAAACCGCACCATGTCTAGAATACCGAAGAGATGATCTAGCAACGCTAATCAAATCAGGCTGGAATTCTCGCTGCAATAAATCTTCGATCCAATGAACCATAAATGCATCATCCTTAAAGGCTTTAATAGCCTCGTTAGGATTAATGGCACTCAGATTCGTACCTTTGTAATGAATTTGTTTTGCAAACTCAAAAACACCGGTTTTGGAAGTCAGAGATTTATGCATTGATATCCCTACACCTAAATGGTTTAGGATTACCAAATACTGTTCGGCAACTTTAGTGTCCATGATTACAACATCATCACCAATAATGGCGTATGATTTGAACCATGAAGTCCCTCCTGTTCTATAATGAGCCCATTGCACCACAAAATGATGCGATAGAGCAAATACAGACCAAGAAGATAAGGCACCCATAGGTTGACCTACAGCGTACCGTACAACCGTATTATTCTTTTTCAAGAAATAATCACGATCCACTAAGACAGATTTCCACAGACTAGCAAAATCACTTCCGAAGAAATGACCTAGGATTGACTCCTGGATCAGAACTGGGAAACGATCAGTAGCTGCAGTTAAATCTAATGAATAAGCAGGATTACCTGTCTCTTTCAATCGATTTCCTACCTCTTTCGCTTTCTCTCTATGGTTAAATGTACCATCTTGATCAATTTGACGCAGAAGATCAAAAGCCCACTTATGAAGTGGTCTCATGAAACTTTGAGTCCAATAATCAGAAATAGCAAACACCCGGACTTTACCGGCTGCTTCCTCTTTCAAGGACAATTTACCTAAGAGTAACGAAGGAATAGGTTTAAACGGTATTGAGATTAGGATTATAAATCCGTATATCAAAGCCATAAGGACGATGTGGAGTAGCGCGAAGCGTGCTCCCATATTCCACCCGAATTTTAAAATTCGAGGGAAGTTTAGCAATATTGCTAAAGCATCCTGTCCGGCACCGATAGTAGCTTGTCCGTTAGGACCTGCACTGTAAACAAATTGATAGTCAGGAGATTTAAGTTTCGGAACTTTCAGACCTTCCGCTTTCGCCCACCCTAATAAAATAGGGAAGTCGCTCGCAAAGGATTTTACGATACCATCCAACGATACTTTCGCTGGATCTGTAATCGTCTGAAGTTTCATTTCGGGTACCTGATACATTGCTCTATAAAAAGACAACATAGTCAGGGAAAACCGAATGGTTTCCAAAGATCCTGTCTCTATTTCCTTACGGAAAGACAGAGGAAGAATCTTCGGTAATCCTAACTTAGATATTCCGACACCAATTATTTCAGCTGATCTTGCTGGTTCTCCGGCTAAGTATTTGGCCAAAAGTCTGTGAGCCTCTTTAAGAGACTGTATAGTGTATTTTGATCCAGAATACTCATGCACGTGACGCACATGCTGCACAAAGAGTTTTAAATCTTTGTGCAAATGTGTCGGTAGTCCAAGAATTATAGCTAACCATCTCAAAAGAGATAGAAAGTTATTGCTTCTGAAAAGCCATTGAGAGGTAGTTTTTATCATTGTATAAATATTTACCTTCAACTGACAATCCGAACCCGCTATTGAGTTAACAACCGCGTTAATGGTTCTGGGCCGCAGCTTTGGAGCAGGTGAAGAACCTGACAGTCTGTAACCGCTGAGAGGTTTTTGTCTCAGGGTCATTTTGACCGATTTAAG